CTCAGTGCCCTGCTTGCGGTGAGCGTGTCGCCGAACGCCATAAGACCACGATGCTCACTGGCGCTCAATGGCAGCCGACAGCAAAAGGCGATGGCATCACGGCTGGTTTCCATCTGCCGGCCTGGTGCGCTCCGGCCGGATGGACTAGCTGGGGGCAAATTCGCGATGAGTTCCTGCGAGCCAAAACTGATCCACTGCTCCTGAAGGGCTGGGTGAACAAGCGTGCTGCTGAGGCCTGGGAGGATGAAGCTGTCGCTGCGATCAATGCCGATGGCTTGGTTGCCCGTGCGCAAGCTGATGGCTACAGCAGCGGCACTTGCCCTGAAGGTGTTGTGCTCCTGCTGATGGCAGTTGATGTGCAAGATACCTGGCTTGAAACGACCGTCTGGGGCTTTGGCCGCGGCGAAGAGATGTGGCGTATCTGGCATCAGAAGATCGAGGGCAGCCCTGCCTACGACGAAGTCTGGGATCAGATCGACAGCATCCGCAAGACGCAGTTTCCCCGGCAAGATGGCGGCACCCTTACTGTGCGCCATTGCGCTGTAGATACTGGCGGCCACTTCACGCAAGAGGCTTATGAGTTCTGCCGTTCACGTACAGCTGAAGGAGTGATCGGCATCAAGGGCAGCAGCAACAGATCAGCGCCAGCTCTAGGCAAAGGGAGCAAAGTTGATGTGAACTGGCGAGGACGTGTCATCAAAGGCGGTTTGACGCTGTACCAAGTGGGTGGCGACACACTGAAGCGCACCATCTATGCTCGCCTGAAGAAAGACGGCACTGGTCCTGGCTCGATTCACTTTGGTAATGACGTAACAGAGGACTACCTGCAAGGTCTTACGTGCGAAAGACTGGTCCCCAAGACCGTTAAGGGCTTTCAGGTGCTGACGTGGGAGAAGCCCAGCGGAGCACGAAATGAGCCGCTTGACTTGTGCGTTTACTCACTGGCAAGCCTTGAGCTGGTCAAGCGTCGATATAACCGGGCCACCATGTGGGACCAGCTCGAGGCCGCTGCACAGCAACAGTCAAAAAAACCATCAGATAAGTCAACATCAAGGCGCCGTAGAGCAAAACAATCAGGGCCTGGATTTGTTGAAGGCTGGTGAAGCTAACCTAAGACCGAGGAGGTTTTGCCGTGACTGTTCCCGCTGAAATTACTGCCGGCAGCACCCTGCAGTGGATAGAGCCAGCTGCGACTGATCCAGCAGGTGATGCTGCTACATCAGCAGCATGGACGTTGACAATCAGTTTTCGCACCAATACTGCAGGTGAAGGCGCCACTGTTACCGGCACTGCACGCTCTGATGGCGGTTGGGATGTAGCTCTTTCTGCTGCTGTCACTAGCGCATGGAATGCCGGCACCTGGTACTGGCAGAGAAAGATCACGTCAGGCGATGACGTGGTGATCACTGGCAGCGGCACCACTACGGTGCTCGAGTCGCTGGCCTATAGCGGCACACCAGCTGCATTCGATGGTCGCAGCCAGGCAGAACAGGATCTTGAGGCTGTACAGACCGCAATTCGCACAATCATTAGCGGTCGGTCTAAGCAATACAGCATTGGCAGCCGTTCATTTACGCAGCTAGATCTCGGTCAACTAATGGAACGTGAGTCGCAACTCAAAGCGATCGTTGCGCGTGAGCGTGCTGCTGAAAGAGCTGCTCAGGGCCTTGGTGATCCTAAAAACATGTTTGTGAGGTTTGGCTGATGGCACCCCAGAAGGCAGCATCTACGCCAGAACAGAAGGCCGTGAAGCCACGCCAGCGCCGAGCGTATGAAGGTGCAATGGTCAATCGTTTGACCCATGGGTGGGTCACGAGCAGCACTAGCGCCGATACCGAAATTGACGGCAGCATTATCAAGCTGCGCGATCGTTCACGCCAGCTTCGTCGTGATTCGCCCTATGTCAGGCAGGCAATACGTGCGATCGGCGCCAATGTGATTGGCCGCGGCATCAGGATGCAGTCTCGCGTGATGATGCAGCGAGGTGGCAGGCTAAACGAAACGATCAACCGACGAATCGAAACAGCTTGGACAAACTGGGGCCATTGCGATCGATGCCATGTAGCTGGAAAACTCAGCCTTTCTGAGATTTTGCGCTTAGCGGTTGAGTCGATGGCTGAATCCGGCGAGGTATTTATTCGCGTAATTGATGAGCCATTCGGTCGCAGCCGTGTGCCGCTTGCTCTAGAGATCATTGAGTCTGATTTCTGCGATGAAGGGAAGACCAGTGGCCCTGATGCCAACGGCAACGAGTGGCGCATGGGTGTCCGCGTTAACCGCTGGGGGCGGCCGATCAGTTACGCCTTTCGCGATCGGCACCCCGGCGATCTGACAAATGGGATTGGCTACAGCGTCACCGAGGTGCCAGCCGATCAGATCATTCATCTGTTCATCACCGATCGCCCTGGCCAAACTCGTGGCGTGCCCTGGGCCGCTAGTGCCGTAAAACGCCTGCATCATCTCTCTGGTTATGAAGAAGCAGAGGTGGTGCGGGCCCGTGCCAATAGCTCGCTGATGGGTTTCATTCAGTCGCCTGAAGGCGAACTACATGGCGACGATGTAGAGGACGGTGATCAGGTCACACGGTTCGAACCAGGTGTCTTCAAATACTTGGCCCCTGGCGAAACCGTCAGCATTCCACAGTTGGATGCTCCAGACGGTCAATTCGAGCCATTTCTGCGTGCCATGCTCCGCGGCGTGGCTGCAGCTATCGGCTGCAGTTTTGAAACCATCAGCCGCGATTTCAGTCAGAGCAACTACAGCAGCAGCAGGCTGAGCCTGCTGGAGGATCGCGAGCATTGGCGGATGCTGCAGGATTACGTTATCGAGCACTTGCTGCAACCTGTCTTTGATCGTTGGCTTACTGCAGCTGTTGGAGTCGGACAGCTAAACCTGCCCGGCTATGAGGCCATGCCAGAGCGTTACGAGGCAGTGCGTTGGTACCCACGGGGCTGGGCCTGGGTTGACCCGAACAAAGAGGTTGAGGCCTATAGCAAGGCCGTCAGAGCCGGCTTCAAGACTCAAGCCGAAGTGGTGGCAGAAGGTGGCGGCGATATTGAAGACCTGCTAACCGCACGTGCTGCAGAAGTTGATCGGGCCGAGCAGCTTGGCCTGCAGTTCGACACTAACCCTGCAGACGATCAGTTGGCCGGCGCCACCAACGCGACGCCGGAGCAGCCACCTAATCAAGAGGAGACAGCAGCCTGATGGCCAACGTGAACGGTACCGACATCAACCTGATGCCGACTGAGGGCATGAGGGAAGAGGCTCAGCGTTATCGCGATTGGAAGTCTGAGGGAGAGCAAGGCGGCACAGAGGTGGCAGCACGCAGGGCCAGCCAGATCCTTTCTGGCAATGAACTAAGCCCGGATACCGTTATCACGATGGCGGCATGGTTTGCCCGGCATGAGGTGGACAAGCAAGGCGAAGGCTTTACCCCCGGAGAAGATGGATACCCGTCAGCTGGCCGAGTGGCATGGGCGGCATGGGGCGGCGATCCTGGTCAACGATGGAGCAACGCCAAATCATCATCAATTAAGGCCGCACAAGAACGAACAACAGCAAATTACGAAGACGATTCTGAGTCAATAATTTCAGGTAAAGTTGCCGATAGCATGAAAGCAAGATCAAAGGAGCAGGAAGTGGAACTGCGCGAATTAAACCAACAGCCTCTATACCGCTCGGCAATAGTCGCAGAGGTTGCACGTGCCGCTGATGATCCTGATGTTGTTGAGTTCACCTTCAGCTCAGAGCAGCCGGTTGAGCGTTACTTTGGCCTAGAAGTGCTCAGCCACGAACCTGAAGCAATGAACATGCAGCGCCTGAACAGTGGCGCTGCGCCGTGGCTTTGGAACCACAACCCTGAAGTTGTTTTGGGAGTGGTAGAGCGTGCATGGATGGGCGACGATCGCCGCGGACGTGTACGCACGCGATGGAGCCCTAACACCAGAACCGAAGGCAGCGAAGAATATAAACGCCGGAAAGACTGGGAAAGCGGGACTATCAGGAATGTGTCGTTTATGTATTCAATCGACGAGCCTTTGGACACCTCCAGCCGTGAAGGCTTTGCGGTAGTGACTAAATTCACACCTATGGAAGTATCAGCTGTCAGCATCCCTGCAGACCACACCGTTGGCCAAGGCCGCAAGGCCGGCCATAACAGCAGCGCCGGTCCTCCGCGTGCTGCCGCGGCATCTGCCGCACCCTCGACCCCTAACGAAACAAACCCAATGGATCCCTCCACCATCGACATGGAGGCCGTGCGGGCTCAGGCTGCGGCCGATGAGCGCACGCGCGTCGCCACCATTACTTCTCTTTGCCGTGAGCACAAGGCCGACGATTTGGCGCAAAGCCTGATCGAATCTGGTGCCTCTGAATCTGATGCAATGCGCTCGGTCCTGTCCGAAATCGCTAAGCGTCCTGCTGCCCAGCCTGCTGCTCCTGCCACTCCTGCCCGTTCTGCTCAGCCAATCGCCTCTGGTGGTTCTGCTGACATCGGCTTGACCGAAAAGGAATCACGTAGTTTCAGCTTCGTGCGTGCCATTCGCGCACAGATGCTGCCCGGCGATCGCGCTGCACATGAGGCAGCTGCTTTCGAGCGTGAGGTAAGCGAAGCTACTGCGCAACGCATGGGCATCACCCCGCGTGGCATCCTGGCCCCTAACGAGGTCCTGCAACGTGACCTGACTGTTGGCGTTGCCTCCGGCGCTGGCGATCTGGTCTTTACCGATGCACGCCCAGGCAGCTTCATCGAGCTGCTACGCAACCGGCTGGCACTGGATTCTCTTGGAGTCACAATGCTGACCGGGCTCCAAGGCCCTGTTGCGATCCCCCGCCAGACCGGCCCCGCTGACACTTACTGGCTAGCTGAGGGAGGCGATGTAACAGAATCGCAGCCCAGCGTCGATCAAGTGGCTTTGGTCGCCAAAACTCTTGCTGCTGCCACAGTGTTCAGCCGTCGCCTGATGCTGCAGTCCAGCATCGATGTTGAGCAGATGGTCCGCACCGAACTGGCCACTAAGGTCGCCCTTGAGATCGACCGCGCTGCTCTATACGGCACCGGCTCCAGCAGTCAGCCCGAGGGCCTTAAGTTCGTTACCGGAATCAACACAGAGGACTTCAACGCTAACAATCCGACATACCCCGAGATTGTCAGCATGGAAAGCAAGATTGCTGCAGACAACGCAGACATCGGCGCTATGTCCTATCTGACCAACTCGACTATCTATGGTGGATTCAAGACCACCGAGAAGGCTAGCAACACCGCTCAGTTCATCCTTGAACCCGGCAACACTGTCAACGGCTACAACGTTGTTCGCTCGAATCAGGTTCAGACTGGCGACGTGTTCATGGGTGTCTGGAATCAGATGATCATGGGCATGTGGGGTGCATTAGACATCCAAGTCAATCCTTACTCTCTTGACAAGAGTGGAAGCGTGCGTGTGACTGCTATGCAGGACGTTGATGTGGCTGTTCGTCATCCTGAATCCTTCTGCCGCGGTAACAACACCTTGTGATCATGAGGCTCCTGATTCTGCGCCAAACCTCAATTTCTGGCCAGCCTGCAAGGGTTGGTGATTTGGTTGATGTCAGTGATCGTGATGCCAGGCTGCTAATCAACAGTGGCAAGGCTGAACCAACATTGGCAGAGCCTGCAGAAACTGAAACGGCGAAGGATCTTGAGCCTATTCAACGCAAACCACGCAAACGTCGTATTAAGTCCAATGGCACTGCATGAGCTAACGCTGGACAAGCTCCAGCACTTCACACTTCTGGCCACCACCACCATCACCGCTGTCGGTGATCAAACTGGTGTTGATTTGGCTGGGCATGAAGGAGATGTTCAGATCATCCTGTCCGGTACTGCTGCCGGTGCTGCTGCTGATCTGACCTTCCGCATTGAAGAGTCTGCTGACAACATCACCTATACCGCGGCCACTGGCGGTAGCTTCACTGCTATCGGCAATGCTGCTTACAAAGAGGTGATCACCCTCAACAGCAACGACCTCAAGCGTTACATCCGCCTTAGCTGCACAGCTGAGACTGGCACAGCCAGCTCTGATGTGACTTGCTTCGGTTTCGGCCTGAAGAAGTACGGCTAATGGCACTGACCGAGAACCTTGATGCGTTCTTGGCAGACTTTGGCGTCAGCGTTACAGCTGGCGCCGTTTCTGCATTGGGCATCCTTGATATGCCGATGGAAATGATCGCCGGTGATCAGGTGCTGAGCACTGATTACACACTGACGGCAAAGGCTGCAGACTTCAGCGATTTGCAATACGGCAGTGAAGTCAATGTCAATGGCGTGCCCTACACCGTGCGTGAAACGCGATTGATTGATGATGGCCAGTTCTGCCAGATCGGTTTGATGCGCAGCGTGGCAACTACTTTGCAGCAATCCAACACGGCAATCGATGGCGGTGATGTTGATGATGTCATCGACGACCTTCGCAATGCACAGCTTGACCCTGGCTTAGACGGTGGCAGCGCAGGCACTAGCTACGTTGAAGGCAACGTGATCGACGGCGGAGCAGCATGAGCAGCATTGCACGAATACAGCTGCGTCGCGATACAGCAGCGAACTGGACTTCAGAGAATCCAGTTTTGTTGGCCGGCGAGATGGGGATCGAGACCGACACCCGCAAATACAAAGTCGGAGACGGTACGCTTGCATGGAGCAGCCTCAGCTACTACATCGAAGGTGTTTTGGCTCGTGGCCAGGCCAGCAAAACA